GGTTAGAAGCAGGATTAGATGTTGACAGTATGAAAGAAAACTTAGATAACCAAATAGAACTAAAAAAGAATCCTGTAGATGAAACATTAAGACCTGACTGGGATTAATTTAGTATATTTGTATATAACTATAAATTTAATAAAATGTCAAAAATTAGTAAAGAAGAATTAGAATCATTATTGGAATCAGAAAAGAAGTTTTCTGCAATCAAACACGACTTAGGTACTTTAGAAGTACAGAAGCACGGTCTGTTACACGCTTATGCACAAGTGCAAGAAGAAAGTAACAAAGTTAAAGAAGAACTAGAAAACAAGTATGGTAAAATCAATATCGACTTAAAAGACGGTTCTTACAAAGAGATTGTTGAAGAAGCTGAAGAAGTAAAAGAATAACGCTATGGATTTTGCAGATATGAAGATATACCTTATAAATTCAATAGCCTTTATGATTTCATTAACTGAGGTAGAGGTATGGTTAAAGATTGTACTTCTTATCTGCACGATAGTATATACTATTCAAAAAACAAAGAAATTAAGATGAGTGAATTAAGTGAAGACAGTAAGTTTGAGATTAGTATAAAAACACTTATTGCTATAGGGGTGGCATTATCTACCCTTATAGGAATGTGGTTTGCTTTACAAGCAGATATTGAGGAAGCTAAACAACTACCAGAACCAGAAATTAGTAGAACTGAGTACGATTTAAAAGACCAATTAATTAGAGAAACTATTATGAATACTGGAACTAAGGTAGAAGAAAACTCAAACGCTTTAAAGAAAATAGATGATAAGCTATTTGAAATAATAAGTAAATGAAAAATATATTATGTGCGATATGTGTATTGGTTGCGGGCTTTGTATATAGTCAAGACGTAACAGTTCTGCAAATAAATGCAGAATGGAATAAAAGAAATAATTACGATTTAAGTAATATTACTGGTGCTACAGTAAAGTTTAGTTATTTAAAAGACCAACCTAAAGACATACAGAAAAGTATTGTTGCTGTTCCTGTAATTGTTATTATGGATAAAAATGGTAGAGTTAGAATGCAATATATAGCAGACATATCATTGAAGATTAAAGTAGGTAATCTTGATATACAAAACAATGTAGATAGAATAAGTAAATTATGAATCGTATAAGCAAACACATAACCTACAAAGAAGCTACAAGAAGTGCTACAGCTCTTCGTTTAGGTATAGAAAATAAACCTAATGAGTATGAGCTTCAGAATATGGAATTAATTGCAGAGAAAGTGTTTGAACCACTTAGAGAAGCTGTTGGTGGTGCAATAAAAATTAACTCATTTTTTAGATGTGAAGAACTTAATAAAGCGATTGGTGGAAGTAGTAGAAGTCAACATTGTCAAGGTAGAGCTATTGATATTGATGATGTTTATGGTTACGTTTCTAATTCTTATATGTATTACTATATTAAAGATAACCTTGATTTTGACCAACTTATTTGGGAGTTTGGTACAGATACTGAACCTGATTGGGTACACGTTAGTTATGTAGATGGTGACTCTAATAGAAAAAGATGTTTATTGGCATACAGAGAAAATGGTAAAACTAAATATAAAGATATAAGCAATGTTTAAAATATTATCAAAACTATTTGGAAATGCTGGAGGTAATGTAGCAGAAAAGATTTCTGGCATAATAGACAAACATACTTTTAGCAAAGAAGAAAAGGCTAAGATGAATAAAGAAATGGAACAAGTTTTTATTGATGCTGAAGCTGACATCCAAAAGAATGTTACAGAAAGATGGAAAGTAGATATGGCTTCTGATAGTTGGCTAAGTAAGAATGTTAGACCGTTAGTTTTAATATTTCTTGTGGTGTCTACAGTTATTATGGTATTTATAGATGCAGGAGTTATATCATTTGAAGTTAAAGCTAATTGGATTGATCTGCTGCAACTAGTTCTTATAACAGTCATAGGAGCTTATTTTGGGGGTCGTAGTGCAGAGAAATTTAAAAAGTAATGGCAAAGCTAACCACAAGTAATTATCGTGCTTCTAAACGCACTAAAAGACCTGGAGTTCATTCTAAGAATGCTAGTAAGGGTCAAGTAAAATTTAAAAAGAAATATAGAGGTCAAGGCAGATAAATATTTTTTTATATATTTGTTCTTGCTTATAGCTAAACTTGCACAACCTAATAAAGATGGACGGTGCTTGGAACAGGTATAACTTTCTTTCTTTTTTACTAGGTTTTTTCTTTCTTTTTCTTTTTACTCTTTTTCTTTTTCTTTCTTTTTAATTATAAATTCATATCTTAGTGAATATGAGAAAGGTATCACGCAAAAGTCTTGTAAAGAAATTAGATGCAATATTCTCTGAATATATAAGGCTTAGAAAAGCTAATAAGCAAGGCATAGTAACTTGTTACACTTGTGGTAAGAAAGCATATTGGAAAGGTCAAGGAATGCAGAACGGACATTTTATGTCTAGAAAATCTTACTCAACAAGATGGGAAGAATTAAATTGTCAAGTACAATGCTATGCTTGTAATGTGATGAGATATGGTGAACAATACAAGTACGGATTAGAGCTTCAAAAAGAATATACTAAAGACTTACCAGAACAATTACTGATACAATCTAAACAGATAAAGAAGTTCTCAAATATAGATTTAGAGGATATGATAAATAAATACAAAAATTTAGTAGATAAAAGAAAAAAAGAATTATCTTTATGATCTGTTCTTTACAGGTACTATCATTTTGTTTTGGAAGGGGGAATTAATTTTCCTCCTTTTTTTTTGTATTTGTATTATTAACATTTTTTAATTATCTTGCATAAGTATTGCAATGAAGCAATATGTTAAAAACAATTATATGACCCATAAAGAAGATTTATTAAGGCTTTTAAAAGCTGAGGTAGAGCAATTAAGAAAGCACTACTTAGAGAGTGATGCTGTAATCAAGAAACTAGAAGATAGCATTAAGGACAAAGACAATTTGATAGAGTCTTTGGAACTTCAAATTAAACAACAAGAAGTTAGAAACGCACATTTAGAAATTAACATAGTAGACGAATATATAAGATGAAAAGTAAAATCACACACATAGAACCAAAAGGAACTTGGTCAAATACTTCTGGTACTTTTAATAAGTATCAAGTATCATTAGCAAATGGAAACTCTTATAGCTTTTTAGCTAAAGGAGAATTTAAAAAGAAAGTAGGAGAAGAAATAGAATATCAAATAACTAACGAACAGTACAATACTGCAAAGTTAGTATATCCTAAAACTCAGACTTCAAATACTCAAACATATAGTAAACCTCTTGATACTCATAATAGTATATTAAGACAAGTGGCATTTAAAGGAGCTATAGAACTTGCTTCTTCTGGCAAGATAAACATTGAGGAGATAGAAGAATTTACAAAAACATTTAATCAAATATTAAAATAATAATTATGGAAATTACTGGAAGAATTAAGAAAATTAATGATGTAAAAACATTTGGAGCTAAAGGCTTTAGAATTAGAAGTATGTGGCTTGTTACAAATGATAAATATCCACAAACAATCTCTGTAGAGTTTACTCAAGATAAAGTAAATCTATTAGATAACTTCACAGAAGGTTCTTTTGTTAGAACTGCAATTAACCTTAGGGGTAGAGAGTGGGAGAATCCTAAGACTAATGAAGTGAAAGTTTTCAATACTATTGAAGGTTGGAAGTTAGAAGATGATGTAGAGCAGGTGAGTGCTACACAACAAAGTCCTGATAGAGATAACGACTTACCATTTTAATGACTGCAGAAGAAAGAAAAAAGACTCCTGTTTATTCAGGGGTCTTAAATTATTTTCCTGATGCTATTTTAGAAGTGGCTAAAGTTTCTTATATTGGTAATCAGCAACACCATCCTGATTTACCTTTGCATTGGGATAGAAATAAAAGTACAGATGAATTAGATGCTTTAAGTAGACATCTTATTGAAGCTGGTAAAATAGATACAGATGGTGTAAGACATTCTGCTAAAGTAGCTTGGAGAGCTTTAGCTAACTTACAAAAGGAAATAGAAAACGATTAAGATGCTAATAAACTTTGACCAACAGATTGATAAACTACAACAAATCAGGTCAGGTAAAATAGTAGAAGGTTTAGGATTAGGATTCCCAGAAATAGATGAATACTTTAGATTTAAACAAGGCAACTTCTTAGTATGTCTTGGACACGCCAATGTAGGTAAGACTACTGTGATCTTATATATGATGTTATTGTATTCTATAAAGCATAAGATTAGATGGCTAGTGTTTTCTAGTGAGAATGAAGCTCATAGTATTATAAGAAAACTTATAGAGTTTTTATCTGCTAAGCCAATAAACAAAATATCAGAAGAAGAATTTGAAAAGCATAAAAAATTTGTATATCATCATTTTAAAATAATAGATGCAAATGAATTGCACACTTATAAAACTCTTTTAGAATTAGCTACAAGTATTAAGAAGGCTTGGAACTATCACGGATTTCTTATTGACCCTTATAATTCTTTGATGAAAGATAGAGAGATGTTAAAAGGTATTAACTCTCACGATTACGATTATGAAGCAACTTCTGAGATACGATTATTTTGTAAAAAACATAATGTAGCAGTATGGTTAAACACACACGCAGCTACAGACGCTTTAAGAAAAAAACACGGTAACTCTGATGAATATGCAGGACATCCTATTCCTCCTATGGCTAGTGATGTGGAAGGTGGAGGTAAGTTTGTAAATAGAAGTGATGAATTTATTTGTATTCATAGATACACACAACACCCAACAGATTGGATGTATAACCATATTCACGTTAGAAAGGTTAAAGATATTGATACAGGTGGAAGACCTACTCCAATGTCTGAACCTATCAAACTTAAATCAATACTTAATAATGTAGGATTTCAATTAAATGGAAATCATATAATAACTCCTGCTTTAACTAAACAAATTAATTTACCGTTTTGAAAACTCCTGTAGAATTAGCATATGAGAAACATAACCAATGGGTAGAGATAGTACAAACCTTTGGAGGATTGAATGCAGAAGAATGTGAGGACTTGGTACAAACTATGTATATACTACTAATAAAGAATACACAAAAAGGAGTTGACTATATGTATAAAGATGAAATTAATTATTACTATGTCTTCAAACTTCTTAGAGGATTGTATGTAGATTTAATTAGAAAGAAAAGTAAAGTAAAACTGATTAGCTTAGAAAACATAGAACCTGTGACAGAAATAGATCACAACAATTATGATGAGGTTTATGATAAGCTCCAGGATATTTTAAAAGATATGTACTGGTACGATAGAAAAGTATTTGAAATAGTAGAAGATGGCACTAACATAAGTGAACTTTCCAGAAAAAGTAAAATAAGTTATTACAGCTTGTATAATACTTATAAGAAAGTAAAACAGAAACTAAAAGATAATTTATGAATTATAGGAAGTTCTATGAAAAATATTACAATATGAAAGTTCCTGAAAACTGGGAAATTCATCATATTGATGCTAATAGAAAAAATAATGATATTACAAATTTAATAATGATGCCTAAAAAACTACATAGTGCATTACATAATTATGTAGGATTACTTCAAAAAAAACATATAGAAAAAATCATAGAATGGTATAAAAAAATCAAATACCCAATGAGTAATGTATATTTAGGTTACAAATTAAAAAAGGAAGTTGATAAATTAGATATATGTAATAAATTAAAAGAAAAAAATAAAAAATATATTAGTAATAAAAATAAAATTTATGATAATTATCTTATTAAACATAGATTAAAAAAAAAGATACCTGATTGGACGCCTAAAAAAAATTTAATGAATCTAAATAATTTATTACCGTATAAAACAAAAGATGAAATATATAATAAATTGAACATATACTATGAAACTAGGAAACTTAATTGAATTAATTACAACATACACAGGAATAAAATACTTAGTAGAAACTTATCACGCTTTTAAAGGAACTAAGTGTGACTGTGATAAAAGAAAAGATGCTTTAAATAAATTTAAAATAGACAGAAATGGAATTACAAAAATTTAGTCAAGAGGACTATGATAAATGGACAGAGTTTAAATCTGCTAATGGTAAAAGCATAAACAGACCAGAACAAGAACTTATTGCTAAACTACATTCCATCTATCATAAGCATAGCTATTATCTTCCTTGCACTTGTACACCTAAAACATATATAGCGTGGATTAAACAACTAAATGACATTTACGCTAATGGGACTAAGTAAAATACATCTATACGAACAAGCAGTAGTTAAGATATTAAATTTAGATACTTGGGACTTAAAATGGGCAGGTAATGGATTTGAGCATTATGATGCTATAGGTAAGACTCCTAAAGGTCACGACTGTGTTATAGAAATGAAGTTTCGAAATAAATACTATAAAGAAAAAATGTTAGAGGTTTATAAGTATGAACAACTAATAAGTATGGATTCCGAAATAGTAAAGCTCTACTTTGTATCTGACCCAAAAGGAAACTATTTGTATTGGTTAAACTACTTAGAGATGCCAGAACCTATAGAGATGTATTGTCCTGACACTACTATGTGGACTAAGAAACGATTACTAAAACCTGTATATCTTCTTACAGAAGAACAAGCTAGTATTGTAAATATAGATAATTAAATTTTGTTAATAACTTATAAAGAGTTATATTAGCCTGTATAAATTAAAAACAAAATTATGAAACATAACCACAATGCTTTTGAAAATCAAATATTCAATCATTTCAGAGAAAAAGTAAAAGCAATAAATGATGCAATAGAATTATTAATAGAGCATAATTATAAAATTATTGATTTAGAAAATCAAATTATAGATAAGGATAATATCCATAATATAGAAAAGAGATTTAGTTTTGATTATAAAAGAACACCTAAAAGAACTTATGAAAAAACAAAGACAATACAGGAGTAATCAAGGTAGAAGTCCTGAAAAAGAACAACAGATAATGAATGTTATCAAGGTAGGATTCATAGGATTAATTATAACTATTATAAGTTGTATAATACTTAACTAATGACAGTATTCCAAAATCAAGTCTATGAAGCTAACTTTAATTATATAGGTCAAGCTCTTGTAAAAGCATACGATACTAAAAAAGCAAATAATGAATCTACTAAACAATTAGGTAATCTTATTAAATCTGTAAATGAGATGCATATGTTTGTAGTAGGACTTAGAAACGAATTACAAGTATTAGACTTTAAAATAAAGTTAGCAGAGTCAGATAAACTAAGAGCTATAGAAAGAGCAAGAAAATCAGAAAAACTATTAAAATGATACAGCTACTAGACGGTAAGAACTATGAACATAAAGAACTATTATCTAAGATGGATGATGATTCTTTTTATTATGGAGAATTAAACAAATTAGCATTAAGTAGTTCTTCACTTAAATTACTATTATCAAGTCCTAAGACTTATAAGCACGTTACTAAGTATGGTAATCCTGAAACACAACCTTTAAGAGATGGATGGTTATTTCATACAGCTATATTAGAACCTCACGTTTTCAATGCACAGATATTTGTAGATGTAGCAAGTAAGAATACAAAAGCATTTAAGTTAGCTAAGGAAGAACACGGTAGAGTGTTTACAATGTCAGAAAAGAATAAAGCTGAGAAACTAGCAGATGCATTCTTTAGAAATGAACACGCACTTAGAATGATTACAGACTGTGAGTTTGAAGTTCCTGCAATAGGGAATGTATGTGGTTATCCATTTAGAGGTAAAGCAGATGTTCTTGGAAAAGATAGAATAGTAGATTTAAAAACTACAACAGACATAAAAGGTTTTCCTTATGCTGCTAAGAAATATGGATATGATGTTCAATGTTATTTGTACTGTTCTCTCTTTGATGTGGGATATGAGCAATTCAAATTTTTGGTAATGGACAAGGGAAGTTTAGATTTAGGTATATGGGACTGTTCAGAAGAATTTTATTTAGAAGGTAAAAGAAAAGTAGAAAAGGCAGTAGATATATTTGAAACCTTCTTTGTTAATGGAGCTGCATTAGATGATTACATATTGACAGGTACGCTTTGAAAGAACTAATACAAGACATAGACATCATAATAGATGCTATAGATATGGGAGATAGTGAAGATGCAATAAAAATGCTCCAGGAGATACAAAGAGAATTAAAAATTAAATTATTATTACTATGATGACAATGAAAAAAAGAGCTTATGATGTAGCAACTCAGGTTAGTAACCTTGCAGAGTTAAATCCATTTAACAATACAAGACAAAGAGAATATGTAGAAGCAAGAGCTTTGATCTGCTTAATACTAAATAAGTATCTTGGCATAGGATTAACAAGAATAGCTAACTTCTTCAAAGAGAATAAAAAGGATATGCACCACGCAACTGTTCTTCATTTAGTTAGAAGTTTTGATAACTACAAGTTCTACAACAAGAACCTAGACAAGTGGTTAGATATAGTGGTTAACGATATTGATGATGTGGGAAATGAAAACAAAAGAATCTTAATTAAACATCGTATTAAATATCTTACTAATAAAGACATAGATGAATTAGCTCTCTATACAGAGGATATGTATAATAAAGTTTTACAAAAAGAAGAAAGTATTTAAAAATTTAATTTATTTTTCGATATATAGATATGCAACATTTGATTAATCATTTTATTTCAACATATGGGACACGGAGGTAAAAGACCTGGTTCTGGGAGAAAACCTAAGTCTGAAGAAATAGAACTTATAGAAAAGTTAAAGCCTTTAGAAGATTTAGCCTTTGCAGCTTTAAAAGAAGGCTTAGAAAAAAAAGACTTTAAGTTTGTTCAACTTTATATGAATTATAGATTTGGTAAACCTAAAGAAACAAAGGATATAACTATAAACGAAGATATACCTTTATTCATTGATTGATGTTTACAAAAACAGAAGCAGTAATAAAACTTAGAGAATTAGGTAGTAGAATAAGAATAGTAAGAGGTGGTTCTTCTGCAGGTAAGACTGTAGCTATTCTTATGATACTTATAGACTATGCTATTAAAAACAATAACAAAGAAATTAGTGTAGTAGCAGAATCAGTCCCACACTTGCGTAGAGGAGCTTTAAAGGACTTTCTTAATATACTTAAGGCAACCAATAGGTACGATGAGAGAAAGTTCAACAAATCAACTCTAAAGTACCAATTCAGTACAGGTTCTTATATAGAGTTCTTCTCCACAGACCAACCTGATAAATTAAGAGGAGCAAGAAGAACAGACTTATTTATTAATGAGTGTAATAACATTCCTTCCTTTGAAGTGTATCAACAACTTGCAGTAAGAACATCAGGAACGGTGTGGTTAGATTACAATCCAAGTAACATCTTCTGGGTAGATAAAGAACTAATAGGACAAGAAGATACTGACTTCCTCACATTAACCTATAAAGACAATGACAGCTTACCTAATTCGATAGTAAAAGAAATAGAGAAAGCAAAAGATAAAGCTAAGACCTCAACCTATTGGGCTAATTGGTGGAAAGTATATGGACTAGGAGAGATAGGTAGTTTAGAGGGAGTATGTATTCCTGATTGGAAGTACATTGATAATATTCCTTATGAAGCTAGGTTACTTTGTGGAGGATTAGACTTTGGCTATAGTATAGACCCAAGTACGATTATCTTATTATACAAATGGAACAACGCTTACATATATGATGAGATACTATATCAAAAAGGAATGCTCAATAGAGATATAAGTAGATTCTTAAAAGACAATAACATCACTACTCACCTTTGGGCAGATTCAGCAGAACCTAAGAGTATAAATGAGATAAGAGCTTATGGACATAAAATATCAGGAGTAACTAAAGGCAGAGATAGTGTGATATATGGAATCAACTTAATAAACCAAAATGAAATCTATGTAACCTCCAGGTCTAAGAATCTAATCAAAGAACTACAAGGATATATATGGGCTAAAGATAAAGAAGGTAATAACATACAGAAACCTACAGGTTCTCATCCTGATTGTATTGATGCTTGTAGATATGCACTTATGATGCAGCTTGAAAATCCTAATAGAGGTAGATATACTATTCAATAAAAAAAGTTATTAAAATTTGTTAATTAAATAAATAGTTGTATATTAGCTGTATAATTGCAATGAAGCAGTTATATAAACAAAACAAAATGAATAAATTAAAACTTAACGAAATTAAAAATTTAAGTAGTAGTAGTGTAAAAATAGCACACTTAACTTTAACAATGGAATCAATCCATTTTGAACACGATTTAACTTTTAAGTTGTCGACTGCAGGTACTAACATAAGAATTGAGAGTAGTCATTTAACAAGAGAATTAAATCATTTAATTGAGTGGTTAAATCAGTCATCAGAAAATGAAGATAATTTAAGAAGTAATGAATCTGAAATTATATTATTTGCAAGAGATATGATTAAATGTAATGACCAATTAAAAGAAATTAAAACTCTTTAATAATAACAATGGGAGGGTAAAACCTCCCTTATTTTTAGATATGAATAAACAAGACAAAAAACTAATAAAGACATTACTAAAGCTCCACAACAAAAAGGAAATATCTGCTAAGACTTGTGCTGATACAATCTTTAGAATCATTAAGAATCAATGAAAGAGATATATGTTAAAAAGATTACTGCAAGTGCTTTAGAAATGCCTGTAGAAAAAAGAAAAGAATTAATAATAGAATTAACTAAATCATTACTAAAAAAATAATTATGTATAAGAAATTCTTAAAACAAGACCCTAATAACTGGAAATGGCTAATAGCTATTCACGTTGTTGTATATTCAATAATATTAATTTTAACTATAAAAATATAAATTATGTACGAAGCAAAACAAATAAAATTTACTTATGATTCAAAAACTTTATTAATTAAAAAAGATAAAGAAATAAGAGAAGATATAGAAACTTGTAAAAATATTCTTAGTGATTTACAAAATGTAATTAATATAAGAGAAAAACACGAAGCTAAACATCAAAAATGGTGGGATGATAGAAAAACATTATTAGATAAATTTGAAAAATTTTGTTTAATGAATGAATTAAAAAATTAACTTAACAGGGGGGTCGACAAAACAATCAAGGTGGATAGCTATAAGGTGTACAACTTTTAACCACTACAACGGAGCAGGAGAGCCTACACAGACCCCCCATATTAAATATAAAAATAGAAAATTTTATTTAATAATTTAGTGATGTTTGTTTTGTTGGAAAAGGGGTAGCATAGATGTTGCCCTTTTTTTTTATGTATATGTCAAAAATCCTTTAGAAATTTCGATATATATATATGAAAGTAGAATTAAACGTGCCTAATGATTTAAAAGAAATCCGACTGCACCAATACCAAAAGTTCCTAAAGCTCCAAGAAAAGAGTGTAGATGAGAAGTTCTTAGCTTCTAAGATGATAGAAGTATTCTGTGGCTTAAAGCTCACCGATGCACTTAAAATGAAGGTAGGAGATGTATATGCTATTACAGGAATACTTGGAGATATGTTTAATCAGAAACCTAAGCTGGTTAGAAAGTTTAAAATGAATGGTGTAGAATATGGTTTCATACCTGACTTAGACCAAATGAGTTTAGGAGAATACATTGACCTGGACACTTACTTAGGAGATTGGGAAAATATACATAGAGCAATGAATGTTCTGTATAGACCTATTAAACATAAGTATTCAGAAAAATATAATATAGAAGAATATAATATAGATCATCCTGAGAAGATGCAAAATATGCCAATGGATGCAGTTCTTAGTTCTGTGCTTTTTTTTTATCATTTAGGAATCGACTTGTCGAAAGCTATGATGAATTATTTGGAGGACAAACAGGAAACGAATTTAGTGCAATATCTCAATTCGGAAGTAAGTGGGGATGGTATCAATCAATTTACGGACTCGCTCAAGGGGATATTAGACGATTTGAGAATATCACTAAGTTAAAGATGCACGAGTGTTTTATGATGCTATCATTTATGAAGGATAAAGCAGAAGCAGAAGCTAAACAATTTAAAAGTAAAATAAAATGAGTCAAGGAATAAGAGGTTTTTATCAATTAACTGAAACAATTAAAACACAGTTGTTATCTGATGAGAATGTAAATACTGTAACTACTGGAGATATAACAGAAATAGATTTATCTAAACAAACTATATTTCCTCTTTGTCATATAATGGTTAATAGTGTGAGTACGCAAGAACAGGTACTAGCATTTAATATAACTGTTATGGCTATGGATATAGTAGATGTAGATAAAGAAGCTACTACTGATTTATTTAGAGGTAATAACAATGAACACGATATACTAAACACTCAATTAGCAGTTTTAAATAAACTTGTTATGGTTCTTAGAAAAGGTGACTTATATACAACTAAATACCAATTAGAAGGTGACCCTTCTTGTGAACCTTTCTTTGAAAGATTTGAGAATCAGTTAGCGGGATGGGCTTGTACTATGGATATACTTATTGAAAACGATATAACCATATGCGACTAAAACAAACTAAGGACATATTAAACAAATTTGCTAAGTATGTGATTCAACAATCTCGTACTAATCTAAGTAAGAATAAAAAGAATAGTTCTAAATCTCTTTACAATAGTTTAGACTTCAAATATAAAGCAGTTAATGGAGGAACAGGCATTCAGTTCTTAATGGATGAATATGGTATTTATCAAGACAAAGGGGTAAGAGGAGCTAATGCATATTATGCAGATAGAGCAACTTCACAGAGTCCATATAGTTTTAAAACTTCTTCTAAAATACCTCCAGTTAAAACTTTAGCTGATTGGGCAAAAAGAAAGAACATAAGATTAAGAGATGAAAAGGGTAGGTACTCAAAAGGTAATTACAATACAATAGGTTTTCTAATAGCAAGAAGTATTAAAGACAAAGGTATAAGAGCAAGTTTATTTTTTACAAAACCATTTGAAAAGGCTTATAAAGATTTGCCAAAAGATTTAGTTAAAGGATTTATAAACGATATAGAAATAACAATAGAATGAGTACAATAATAAATGCAAGAAGTCCATATTATATAAAAGTAGAACCTGCTACAGGTACACTTAGTTCAGCTTCAATGAGCTTATATATATATTCTGGAACTTTTACAACAGACAAACCTGGAACTCCACAATACACTATAAGCAAAGATATTATAGGTTCTAACAACTATGTAATATATGAGATCACAGAATTAATTAGAGATTATCTAAATACAGAGTATGCAAGTTTTGCTACAGATGGAGTATGGGTAGAAGCAGACATCACACTAACTAAAACATCAGGAAGTGAAACACAGAACTTAGATTATCTTTCTTTTGATGGTTATGGATATTTCGAGGATGGAGTTAATCCAAGAACTTTAATAGACCCAGTAAACACTTTAGTAGATTCAATAACTACAGGTACGACTACAGCTTATAAACTAATAGACAGTACACAAACTTTTTTGACAAGTGTAGCAATAGGAGATACTGTTCACAACGACACAGATACAACAGAAACAACAATAACAGCTATAGATAGTGATACTCAACTTAGTTTAAAGAATGATATAATGACAACAGGAGAGGATTATAGAATCATAGGAACTCCTAATTATACTCCTCAATATCTGCAATCAAATACTAAGATATATTTTAAACAAGGAACTGATATAGTATTTCCTGTATTTTCAGAACCAGAACCATTGATAGAATTTACAACAGGAGGAGGAGCTGATGTATTTTGGGAACAAGTAGAAGACTTTTGGAATTTATATGATGTTAGTTGGGGAAGCACTTTAAATGATATACAAGTTAGTGACTCTACAGACTCTACACAAAAGATAGTTTATATTAGAGTAACTCCTACAGACTCTTTAATAACAGGAGATACAATTACTATAACAAGCTCAGTAGGTACTTCACAAGTAACAACACTTACACTTGAAGCAGTATGTGAACCTAAGTATCAAGAACTACAAGTTATATTCTACAATAAGTTTGGAGCATTACAGATAATGCCATTTTATAAAAAGTCAATAGATAGTATAAACACTAATTCAGATAGTTATAAAAGAAACTTAATGGAGTTTGCTACTGACCCTACTTATAACACAGAGAAACATCAGATAAGACAATTTCACGTTACAGGTAAAGAATCTATAACAATGAATACAGGCTTTATACAAGAGAGTTTTAACGAGGTTATAAAACAAATGATGCTAAGTGAACAAGTGTGGGTAGATAATGGCACAGAAGTACTCCCAATAACTTTAAATACATCAAGTTTACAATTTAAGAAATCAGTAAATGACAAGCTCATAAATTACACAGTAGATTTCGAGTATGCGTTTAATAAAATAAATGACATTAGATAATGCAGAACATTCAATTATATATTGAGGGAAATAGAATGGATATGTTTAAGGATGAGTCAGTTTCTTTAACTCAAACTATTCAAAATGTAAAAGACATAGCTAAGGTGTTTACAAACTTTACTAAGACCTTCTCATTACCTGCATCTAAAGGAAATAATAAGGTATTTGAACATTATTACAATTATGATATAGTAGATGGCTTTGATGCAAGAGTAAAAAAGAACTCTACTATTGAATTAAACTATCTTCCTTTTGAAAAAGGAAAGATTAAGTTAGAGGGAGTAGATATGAAGAACAATAAACCTTATGCTTATAGAATTACATTCTTTGGAAACACAGTAGATTTAAAAGATGTACTAGGAGATGATACACTACAAGCATTAGGATGGTTAGATAACTTTAAAAAACCTTATAGCTCTGCAGGTATATACACAGGTCTGGTAAGTGGATATGACATAACGGTAGATGCTGTTTCTTATACTAAAGCTATAATAGCTCCTCTAATTACACATACTACTAGACTTTATTATGATAGTGTAAATCATACTGCTGAATATCCTGACCCTGATGGAGGTAATTTATATCCACATAGTTCTGGTGGTGGTTCACATCATCACGGTGTTTATTATGGTGAGCTTAAATATGCTATAAGATTACATTTAATAATAAAAGCAATAGAGGAGCAATATCCTGAATTAGAATTTACAACAGATTTCTTTAATACAACTAATAATGCTTATTATGGTTTGTATATGTGGCTACACAGAAAGAAAGGAGATGTTAATGACCCTAATCAAGTTTTACAATATGAAGAATATGTTGACTTTGGATTAGACACTACAATGACAAATGTAACTGCTCAAGGAGAAGAAATAATAGTAACTGGACACACAACAGGAAATAAACTTTCAACAACATTAAACATAAGACCTAATTCTGCAGAGACAAGCAGATATGAAGTAGAAGTAACTAGAGATGGTTCTACATTTGCTACAGGAAGTGCTGAGAATAGTGATTTACAATTAGATATGAATTTACCTAATGGAACATATAAAGTTCTATTAAAGGTAACTGAAGAATTTGTGTTTGGTGAAACAGGTGTTGAAAATGCTGTTGATTGGGAGTTTTCAGATTTATTAGTTCCTGAATCTCATACGTTTGATGTAACACAGTTTACAGTTCCTGCTGAGTTTGAATTTTTACCTACTAAGCAAATACCTACAATGAAAGTAATAGACTTTCTTACAGGTGTTTTTAAGATGTTTAATCTTACTGCTTTTGTACAAGACGATGGTAAGATCAAAGTACAAACATTAGACAGTTTTTATAGTGGAGGTACGAGTTATGATATAAGCGAATATGTAGATATAGATTCAAGTCAAGTAGATATAGCTCTTCCTTATAGAGAAATACAATTCCAATATAAAGGATTAGGTACTAAGTTAGCATTACAACACGAACAACTAAGTAATTCAGGAATAGGATGGGGAACATTAGAGTATAATGCAAATAGTGGAGAAAACTTAGATGGAGGTATATATACTGTTGAAGCTCCATTTGAACATATGAAGTATGAAAGACTTAGAGACGGTAATTCTACAACTACTACTACAATACAAGTAGGATGGTGTGTAGATGATAATGATGATGCTTATATAGGTGAACCAATTTTGTTTTATCCTATATATCAACAAAATCAAGATAATATAAGATTCTTAACAGGTCAAGATACAGGTCAACAAACTACTAATGATTATTATATTCCAAGTAATAGTTTTGCTTTATCTTCTAGTACAAGTGCAATAAACATAAACTTTAATGCAGAGTTAAATGAATGGACAAGTGACAATACATTTACTGATACTTTATTTGATGATTACTATACTACTTACATAACAGATGTATTTGATATTAAAAGAAGATTATCAAAGTATAAAGCATTTCTTCCATTAAAGATATTAAGGAACTACACATTAGCAGACAGGTTTGTAGTAAACAACAGAAGTTATAAAATTAATAGCATAACAACTAATCTTGGAACAGGAGAAAGCGAAGTTGAATTATTAAACGAGGTATGATACAAAACATTTTAGAATTACTCCAATTAGTAAAAGGAGATACAGAAAATATAAGAATAGCTCAAGGTAAGTATAAACTTCCTGAAACATTTAGTGAAACATTCAAACAAATAAAAACAGAAATAAAATGGCTCAAAAAGTAGTAATAGACATTGATGTAAAAAGTGGAGAAGCTGAGAAGCAAGTAGAGAATCTTAATAAAGACTTAAAGGAAACTAAACAAGATTTATCTGCTATTGATGATGCAGGAGATAAAATGACAGGTGGTCTTGTATCTGGTTTTAAGAATGGTGTAAAATCAGTCAAGAAGTTTGCAAAAGGATTAATGACTGTAAATGGCTTATTAAAAGCTAGTTTATTTGGAGCTATAGCGTTGGCTATTGGTGCAGTTGCTACAGCATTAACTAATTCAGAAGAAGGTCAGAATAAATTTGCTAAATGGCTAAATCAAATTACAGTAGTTATAGGAAATGTAACAGATATATTAGGAAACTTTGGTAATGCTATATTATCTTTTGTAACAGGTAATTTCGATGAAGCTGCAGAATCTATAGCTAAAGTAACTGAAGGTATTAAAAACTTTGGAGAAGAAACTCGTAAAGAAATAGCTATAGCAGGAGAGTTGTCAGATATGAGAGCTAAAGCTGATAAAGCAGAAAGAGATTTACAAGTACAAAGAGCAAAAGCAAATAGAACTAGAGCAGACTTATTAGAGAAAGCAGTAAATAAAGAAAAGTTTTCAGTAGAAGAAAGAATAGGTTTCTTAGAAGAAGCAGGTAGAATAGAAGAAGAAATAACAAACAAAGAAATAGCAGCATCTAGATTAAGATTAGAAGCTAAGCAATTAGAAAACTCATTATCTGCATCTACTAAAGAAGATTTAGACGAAGAAGCAAGATTAAAAGCAGAACTTATACAATTAGAAACTGCTAAACTTACAAAACAAAAAGAAGTTACTTCACAAACTATAGCATTAAAAGCAGAAGAAGCTGCAGCATTAAAAGCTATTGAAGATGAACAAAGACGTGTAAAAGAAGAACAAGCTAAAGTAGATGAGCAACTCATACAAGATGGTTTTAAAAAAGCTAAAGAAGCACAAAAGAAAAAAGAAGAAGAAGATGCTGAAAATGCTAAAAAAGTAGAACAAGAAAAACAGAGAATTTTACAAATGGATATTGATATTGAGAATAGAAGAACTGCTGCTAAGAAAGCATCTGTTGACTCTGCTATTGCTTTATTTGGAGCAGAGAGTGCTGCAGGTAAGGCTGCACTTATAGCTAAACAAGTTATGGCTGCACAAGAGATGATACAAGAAGCAAGAAAGACTATTACTTTTGCTACATTAGCATCATCAAGAACAGGAGTTGCACTTTCTGAAGGTACTGCACAAACTGCTAAGATAGGTTTTCCACAAAACATACCAATGTTAATTGCTTATGCTTTACAAGCAGTAGGCATTGTTAGTTCTATTAGTGCAGCAGTAGGTAAAAGTAAATCTGTAGCGTCTTCACTTGGAGCAGGTGGTGGAGGTGGTTCTATACAAAGTCCACAAGTTCCAACAGGCTCTGCTCCTCCTGCATTTAATGTAGTAGGTACATCAGGTTCTAATCAATTAGCAGGAGCAATAGCTTCACAACAACAACAACCAGTAAAAGCATTTGTAGTTAGTAATGATGTTACTACTGCTCAGGAGTTAGATAGAAATATTGTAAGTGGAGCAACTATAGGATAAAATACAAAATATTAATTTTTAAACGATATATAAATATGAAAATAGTAGAACTTATTTTAGATGAAAATGAGGAGCTAAATGGGATTGAAGCAATAAGCATTGTAGAGAATCCTGCAATAGAAGAAGATTTTGTTGCTTTAAAAAGTGATGAAATAAAATTAGCAGAAGTTAGCGAAGAAAAAAGAATCTTAATGGGAGCTTTATTAATCCCTAACAAACCTATATATAGAAGGAGTGGAGAGGATGAATATTATATATACTTCTCCAAAGATACGGTTTTAAAAGCATCCCAAATGTATTTAATGAAAGGCAATCAAAACAACTCAACATTAGAGCATCAATATTCTCTAAATGGTTTGTCTTTAGTAGAAAGCTGGATAGTAGAAGATACTGTTCACGATAAATCCAGGAAGTATGATATGGAAGTTCCTGTAGGCACTTGGATGGGTACTGTAAAAGTAAACAATGAAGATGTTTGGAATGACTATGTAAAGACTGGTAAGGTTAAAGGATTTTCTATAGAAGGCTACTTTGTGGATAAAATGGAAAGACCTAAAGATGCAACTATAAACGACTTAGCTGAAATAGAGGAAGAAGAAGCAAAAGAATTGTTATCTACTATTAGAGGTATTATAAAAGGAGACAAAAGAACTAAGAGTGGAAAGAAGATGATAATGGAATCTTATACAGACTATCCTGATGCAGTTAAGAATAATGCTAAAAAAGGATTAGAGCTAAATGAGAAAGTAAACAATAAGTGTGCAACACAAGTTGGTAAGATTAGAGCTACACAACTTGCACAGGGTAAACC